CGGTGGTCGCCGTATCATTAGATTATGAGGCCGCAACAGATACAGCAGAAAATCTAAAATTAGAGGTTATCTGGCTTTTTTGCGAAGATGAAGCAAGAAACATAGCTAACTTTATTCAACTTGAAATCGAGGATAAAGTTCCTTGCATTTATGGGGAATAAATGATTTACGCCACATTAGCCCTAATTTTCCGAATACTTACAAAACGCTAACCAACTAACCCGCCATTGAGCGGGTTTTTTCTTTTCTGCTGTCAATCATTGTCTAACCCTAAAAAATGGCTTAAAACGGGTTTTTATCGGTTTCTAGTGGCATTTGCTCGCACAATTTCCGTATCGTTTCATTCAGGGCAGACAATTCATCCATCTTATAAACAGACCAAAGCCTTTTTTGTCCATGTATCCCGTTAATGCTTCCACGATGACAGTCAGCACACAATGGCATTGATGTAAACCATTGGCCTTGGTTTATTTCGTGGCATTCGCTTGGTGGAGGTGAGTCGCAAATAATGCAAGACATCCCCTTGATTCGCTCAATGTGTTGTTTTTCCACATTGGTGGGCTTTGCTTTATTTTTGCTTTGCATCCTATTGAGTTGCTCTCACTTCCATGCGGGCGCTGTATTGTTCGGTTCTCCAACACTCGACCCTTGCTTCTGCCGCACGCATTAACCAGCGGTATCGCTCCTCAAGCATGACGGCCTCTCTAATTCCCTCTAAAATTCCAATGTAGTCCTGGTGAGCATAAGCATAGGTTTCCTGTTTACCAAGGACTTCCGTTCCTGCTTGACTCATGAGTTGGGCTTTTCTGCTTTTCCTAAATTCCTCTAAGTACATTCGATCAGCTTTAGCCTTTGCATATAAAGGGGCTGTATCTATGAGGTATTGGATAGCTTTTGTTGGTTCATTCATGGCTCACTCACATTCAATAATCTTTCAACCACAGGAATAAAGTTAATACTTAATGCTTTATCAATTAATCTTATTGATTCGTTAATCATTTCATCGTAGGCTGAATCAGTTTTTTGTATTGCAGATAATGTAAATCTAGCGTCTTCAAGGGCTTCTATGTCTGCGCTATTAGCTTGGTAAATCAGTTCAATATCTGTCATTTGATTTCCCGTTCATAGTGTCGATAAATAGGCGCTGGTTTATCTTTACCGCATCGCCTACCATGCTCGTTAGCCTCTTGCAAAGCCTGAAAAGCCCACTTGCAATTAGTGCATACCCAATATGGAGGGTTTCCTGGCGCGTCTTTCTTTTGTTCTATCATGTTATTTCTACCACTTTGTCACCATGTGACTTAATGTAATTCTTGGTCTTTTGGATGTATTTCTCAAATTCTGACCTAGAAATGCTTGATTGTTGAAGGTCTGCATATTCGATTAAGTCCCTTACAGCTTGTATTCCCTCACCACTTAAACCCAGCTTTTTAGTCTTTTCAAATCTAATAGCCGCTTCATGTAGGGCTTTTTGAGCTTTCTCGCATACTGGCAACACTTCTGGCCCTATTCCACCTCTAGCCATCATTTCCGACAGATTTAAGACATCTACTAGGGTTCTCCAGTCTTGGACTGTTCCTTGACCCTTTGTAATTGACTCTAGGGCTGAGTATTCAAGGGTTCTGAGTTTGTCCAGTTTGTCCCTCTGGGTTATCGCTGCTCCCACTATCGCATGGGTCACATTGTCGATCAGATTCCAATGCTTTCTCTTTGTTTTCTTGCGAGTCATTATCTTTTCCGAAAATTGCGTTCCATCGATTTGCGTATTCTTCGTTAGTTACTGAGAATGGACGAGCCGTTGACCCTTTGCTCATAATTTTTTTCCCTAAGTGCTAGTTCTATATCTTTGGCAAAATCGTGCATCATTACTGATTCTGGTGAAAACTTACTTGAGATGTTCCATAACTCACATCTTTCTTTATAAGTCAATCCAACCCAAGGCTTGTCAGGAGCGTCAATTGCCTCTAACAAAGCATCATGAGCATTATTTAACTCAGTTGTTTCGCCAGTCCAATGCCACAAATGCAAAGCATCCAAAGCTAATTTAATTGCTTCATCTTTACTCATCTTTTAACTCCCTGACATAAATAGCAAAACTTGCTGCAGTATCACCAAATGGCAATCTCTCAATACTGGTTGCTATTCTTTCTCTCTCTAGTTGAGCAACTAGATTAGCGAAGGCTTCAATTGCATCACTTCCAAATAATGAATATCCGCCACCATGCAACATTCCAGCGTTTGCCTGTTTAGCCAACTCAATAATCTTTTCAGGAGACATAAAACCTCCAAATTGAGTAAACCCACATCCAAAAGACTACCAGCCCACAAAGTATCAGTTTCCACTCAAAACTCATACATCCTCCATCTTGTAGTTAAGTTTGTGATGGTGAAAGCGCATGGCGGCTTCCATCTCTAACTCTTTGAAGTGTTCAGCAGAGAATAATCCGATGACATTGCGACCTTCAAACCATACTTCTTTGATGTTCTCGTTATAGGTCGAGTCTGCATCTTGCTCGTACTCGTAAACGACTGTAACGATCTCGCTACCTTCGCCAGTAGTTGTATCAAATTCCCATGTGTTCATCATTGACTCCTGTTAAAAACTGTTAATTTACTCTTGTTAAACAATAAATCTATTAGGATTTACCCTTAGTCGCCACAAAAACAGGCAATTCCTTCTTCATTTTGGTCAAACATATCTGTTTGAGCTAAAGCATATTTGTACATTTCTGCATAACTTGGTCGGTCTTTGCGAAACTTTGCTCCATCTCCATAAGTCTTGTTTGAACTATTAGCGTGAGCTTCCATTTGCATCCACCATAAAGCTCTCTCTGGTTTTTCTTGGATCAGGGACTGAATCTGGTGAGCGGGCTTTAAAAAACATAAGTCGCAATTGCCATGCATCGTTACCCCATTGTTGTTTGGCAACTTTAGGTCAAAAGAGTGATTCTTCCAAAACTTTCCCACATCTTCCTTTGTAATTCCTGCTGCCACCAAAGGAGTTCTACTTCTGTCAATCTTGGCGGCTCGTCTTTGCTCATCTGCCCGAATGCCAACCCAATCCATGTTTTCATTGTGATGCCAACCCAAAGACTTTAAAAAGTGATGAATAACACGAATTTTCATGTTAATTGTGCAAATCCTGGCAACTGGGTTTGGAAGGTATGGCTTGCCGTTTTGATTGATTGAGTCAAAAAAAGGTTCTCCATTGCGACTTGCCGTTTCATAAGTCACAACCTTAAACCGCTCTTTTGGCACTTCATGGGCTTTGTACTCAAGCCAATTTATCTTTACATTCCAGTTTGTTTCGCAAGCATGGACAAATTCCAATGTTTCTTCACATTCCTTTCCAGTATTTGCAAAACAGACAATTGCTTCTTCTGGCAGGCTCATGTCGTGAGCCTCTAATATCTTGTAAAGCATAAATGCCGATGTTCTGCCTCCTGAGAAGCTGATACAAGTTGGCTCTAAAATTTCAAATGGGTTGCTCATTCCAAACACTCCTTAACACAAATATCGACACCAGCAAGACTTGAATAAACCTTCGCAACATGGATATTCACGATCTGAGAATCATCCTTGTAAACCACTCCATTCATTGCATCTTCTACACTTTTCAGCACATTAGATGCGTCAGGCTTCTTAATTGGCTTCTCTGAGCCGTTTAAACAGGCTTCTGAGCGCTTTTTTGAGTACGACTGAGGGATAGGTGCTCTGATATACAGATAAAGGTTTACAGGGGTTTCTAGGATTTCATTGCTACCCATCGCTTGTATGGCTGCTTCTTTGATTAAAGACTCATAATTGCGGGTTTTGTCAGGGGTGTAAGTTTGAACAAAGTTTCCTCGCTTTGCATACCTAGCTCTCTGTTTGCCAACAGGGTTAGCGTCTACTTTAAAAGTGACCATAAATGTCATGTTGCACCCCATTGGTTAGCCATTGCTTGAGCTATTCCTTCAAAGGTTTTTGCTCTGTTCTTTTGTCTATCTTTGCCACCAGCGTTAAACCAATTGCCAACAACTTTAGTGCTTTCTTGTTTTTGCACATACATAGTTGCCATCAATGGCGGGAGGTTTTTTAGCCAAAGGCAAGTTTTCTTTTGAAAAGGATGTCCAAATTCATAAGGTTGAATAACTTGATGGTATTTAGGCAGTCCATAGATTGAAGATGGAACTGGATTCTCAACACAGATTTTTTTTATGTTGCAAGTTAACAACTTCATAAAGAATTGTTTAGCTTCTAATCCTTGCTCATATCTTTGTTGGTTTAAGAACTTTTTGGGGTAAAGATGTCTAGCGCCAGCATTTGATAAATAAGTGCATGGTGGATGTGCAATCATTAAATCCCAGTCATCATCAAGAACATCAAAAATATCGCCTTGATAGTGTGGCCCTTCAACATCTGTTGGCAGCAAATCACACGACATTGCATCATGTCCTAAAGCAATAAAAGCATCCCTTACTGTTCCTGAGTATTCACACGCTACTAAAACTTTCATTCGAGTTGCCCATCCTTAATTCTGTTCATGTATTCACGGATTCGATCTCTAGCGCCACGACCATAGATTCTTTCTGCCCTCTCTAGTCTGGCACGAACAAAGTCTCTATCTTTGTTTGTTTCCCAAGTGCGATAAAGTTCTCTGGCTTCTGCTTGCTCCAGTTGAACCCTATCGCTTGGGTTTTCTACATTTCGTCTACTCCAAGTCACCAGTCAATTCCAATGCTTTGTTTATCAGGTGTAAAGGGTAAGGTACGCCTTCACGAACCTTGTCTAGTAGTCTCATTGCTTCAAAGTGGGACATTTTTTAGTTTTTTCTCTAAAACATAAGACCAAATAGCACCGCCAGAAACCTTGGCTACAAACTGAAGCGCAACAATTTCAGGCATCAAAACGCCAAAGGCAATTGTTGGGAAAAGCAAAGAGTCAACGGCAGCGCCAGCAGTATTTGAAACATTGGCTCGTTTGATCCATGAGCCTGTGGTTTTTACAAAAACTGCCCAATCTACTAAAGCCGCCACTAAGAACGAGACCGCAGAAGCTACTGCAATCATTCCTGCCGCAGGGTTTAACAAATAGGTTAAAGCACCTGTTCCCAATATCAAGCCTCCCATTTGCCATGTTTTGAGTCGAACATGAAGCCAATCACGCAATGTAAGGTCTAAGCCAATCAATAGAAAAGCATTTATTGGGCTAATAGATGGCCCAAAAGTAGCGACCAAAAGGTTTGCGGCAACCATTGCCACGGCATAAGTGATTAAAGCGAAAATCATAAAAGTGTTTCCTGTTCCATTGGTTGATAAAAATTCCATTGTGATGGGGCGTTATATGCCTCAATCCTTGATCTCATAACTTGCGCTCTTGCTTCCTTGGTTGGTGGAAGATAATTGCCATGCTTCCAATGCACATCTATGCCAACATTTCTGCCAATATTGGTGCTGTCGGCTGATGAAAATGGTAATTTGGTAAAGATTGCAGGGTCTAACATCCTCAAACCATGAAGTTTGCAAGAAGGTCTACCCATGTCATCACAAAGCACTCTCATTGCTTGACTCATTTTGACCCACCAATTTGATGTTCCTACTGTTGAGAACTCGCCTGAACTTCCAATGCAAACACGAACATAAGTGTTTGCAAGTTGTTCAAGTCGCTTAAGTGATTCGTGCATATGCCAAACTGGAGCGCCAAACCATGTTGGCAAAGGGCAATCTTTTAACAAAGCATCATTGTCTGCCTCGTTTCCATCAATAACATCAGGAATGACAGCAAAGTCACATGATGGTACTTTCTTTAGATTAAGCGCCCAATCATAAAAAGGTTGCCAATTTTTAATTGGTTTTCCTGATCGCCAAGCAGAAAAAGCACCATTGTCAATGGCAAACGATTGACACACCTCAATGGCTGTGGATAACTGGTCTGAGTGTGCAAACGACACAAAAGCATGACCATTCTCGATGGCTTTAACAGAGGCTGTTAATGGGGTAATTGGCAAGCCGTGATAGTGGATCATTTGCGTAATTCCGCCAATCTTGCTCTTATGTGATCTGGCATTGGGGCGGCTTTTTTTCTATCAGCCTCAATCTTTGCCAAAGCAGGATCAATTTTGACTTCAACTTTAATCCCGAAACTCTCTGGAATCTC